TTCAAAATTAAAGAAGACCGGCGTAAGGCGGCGCGGGGAGAGTAGACGATGAATAAACAATACGAACTGGTTGTTAAAGGGATAAATAATTACCCGGATAAGATTACTGTTACTGTGGCGCTGGAAACGGGTGGGTATACGTCACTGTTGTTGCCAAATGTGGTGATTGATCTTGATCGTGTTGAAGGTGCCCCGCTGGAGTTTTACGAAGCTGAGGCGAAAAAGAAGGCGAAGCAGTTTTTCATGGATATTGCTGCCGGGTTATGTGAAGGGAACGAACCGTTGCTGGAAAAGCGCCCCATAATTTTAGAGGCGCAAAATGTGTTGATAACCTACAAAGGAAAGCTACCGGGAAGAATTACTGATTCTCTGAAAGTGCGTATTTAGTGGGCCTGGGACAGCGGCTGAATATTTAATATATCCATGAACACAAAAATAAAATACGGCCTGTCGGCTGCCGTTCTGGCGTTGATTGCCGCAGGGGCTTCTGCGCCTGAAATCCTCGACCAGTTTCTTGACGAAAAAGAAGGTAACCACACTACGGCATACCGTGATGGTGCGGGGATCTGGACCATCTGCCGTGGAGCCACCCGGGTGGATGGTAAGCCTGTTATTCCTGGCATGAAGCTGTCGAAGGGGAAATGCGACCGAGTTAACGCCATTGAGCGTGATAAGGCGCTGGCATGGGTGGAGAAAAACATCAAAGTGCCACTGACTGAACCCCAGAAAGCGGGTATTGCGTCATTCTGTCCTTACAACATTGGCCCGGGTAAGTGTTTCCCGTCGACGTTTTATAAACGAATTAATGCAGGAGATCGCAGGGGAGCGTGTGAGGCGCTTCGCTGGTGGATTAAGGACGGTGGCAGAGACTGCCGTATCCGCTCAAATAACTGTTATGGTCAGGTATCCCGTCGTGACCAGGAGAGCGCGCTGGCGTGCTGGGGAATCGACAGATAAGCCGAATATTTTGCTGAAAAATGACGTTGGCCAACGCGGACGGATAACACGAAATCCTGCGAACTGGCAAAACCTAAGTGAATAAAAGTAAAAAACCCGTTTGTTGGCAGCAAGCGGGGTTTTGTGTTTCTGACCTTGGATAAGGCAAGGGAGAACATGGAAAAGTATAAACGAATTCTGTTGAGGTTGACTATGAAAAACGGCCTTGAACTGAAAGCGCCAGTAACTGATGACATCAGCAGAGCACAGGCTTTTGCTATTAAGTGGGTGGCGGTCGGTATCGCTGTGTCTCCGATGCTGTATGGGCTGGCAAAACTGGTCATTGCGTTGAAAGCGTGAAGGGAGGATTAAACATGTCAGACAAACTCATAATGCTGGCGAAGATCCTCTGTGTAATTGTCGGCATTTCATTTTCACTAATGCTGGTTGCTCTTTTTCTTTCCATGGCCTGGATGGCGTTGACTTCGGCAGGGCTGGTGGGGTGAGCATAAACCGAATTATTTCCGCGTTTACCGTTATTCTGCTGGTGGTCTGTGGTGCGCTTAGTCTGGGGCTGAATCATTACCGCGATAACGCCATCACCTACAAAGCGCAGCGTGATAAAAAAGCCAGAGAGCTGGAGCTGGCAAACGCAACCATTACTGATATGCAGGTGCGCCAGCGCGATGTTGCTGCGCTCGATGCAAAATACTCGAGGGAATTAGCCGATGCGAGAGCTGAAAATGAAACTCTGCGTGCTGATATTGCCGCTGGTCGTAAGCGCCTGCGGATCAACGCCACCTGCTCCGGTACCGAGCGTGAAGCCACCGGCACCTCCGGCGTGGATAATGCAACCGGCCCCCGACTGGCAGACACCGCTGAACGGGATTATTTCATCCTCAGAGAACGGTTGATGACAATGCAGAAGCAGCTGGAAGGGGCACAGGACTATATCCGCACTCAGTGCCTGAACTAAGTTTTGCGGATGCGCCGTATCGTCGCTGTATTCCCTCATTAACAGAGACCGCAGCCCGACAGGGAGACTCCTCTGCGCGAGTGTGCGGGGATAATCAAAAACGATACACACCGGGGTTTACCGCGTTAACGGAGCGCGGCGTTGTCCCCTCATGGTCGCTGGTCCGGTGCGATGGTGGAAGAAACCGGACGATGTGTTACCTCGCATGACCTGTTATGTCATGTGTCTGATTTGTGATTTAAGTCGGATAATTGTCGTTGCCATTAAGCAGAGGATTGATGGCCGACAGGGTGGCATTGTTAGAATAAGACTTATTCTTATCTGTGCCGGGAATGAAAATGAAAAGAAATCTTCCGTTAATTATTTTGTTGTCTTCTCTGGTTATGGGCTGTACGCAACATAAAACAGATATGCCCCGACAGTTGGTTAAGGCATTACCACAATATCCGGCCTATGCAGCGGCAAATTATATAAAGGGACGGGTTGATGTGAAGTTTGATATTGGTGCTGATGGTACTGTCACCCGAATTGAGTTTATCCGTTCAGAGCCGCACCATCTGTTTGATGAGCAGGTTGTAAAGGCGATGGCAAAATGGCGATTTGAGAAGGACAGGCCGCGTAAAGGCGTGAAGAAAACGTTTATCTTTAGTCCTTCTGCACCCTGATTATTTCATCAGAAATTAATTATCACTCTGTTGTTATTCTGTACATCCCGGCTGGGTAAGTCTTGTTCCACCGGGTATGAAGATGAAATATTGTTGGAGGACAGTGGGTACCTGCTCCTGTAACCGAACGTTCATTTCTCGTTATTTGTCATGCTGGCCGGGCGCAGGTGCGTTGCATCTGTTGCCAGCCTTCTCCTGCAGGCTTCAATAACCCACGCTGAAAAGTTACCGGACCCTTTATGCTCAAGGGCGATGTTGATCTGTTCAATCATGTGATTGGGGAAACGGATATTGCGGGTTGTGGTTCTGCGGGTCCGGTTTTTCGATGACATATTTATTTCCTTTACTGATTGCCATATGACGGGGATTTTACATGGCTGAGCTTCGTACACTCCAGAGCAGAATCAAAACACTGAATACCCGACGGGTGAATATTCTGAAGGGTGAACAGCGTCGTGTCAGTGGCAGTGCACGTGTTTCCCTCAAGCGTCATATCTGGCTCAGGGATGCCGGGCAGTGCTGTCTCTGTGGTCGTGTGGTTGACCTCTGTGACAGTGAACTCGATCACCGAATTGCACTTCAGTTCGGTGGTGGTAATGAGGAGACGAATCTCTGGACGCTCTGTACCGAATGCCATCGACAAAAGTCTGCTCGTGAAGCGGCGGGTGGTATGCCGGACCCGACGCTGCCGGAGGTGTCCGGAGGTAGTGGCAGAGCGGACGACATCATCGGACTGTAACCCGACCGGGGGGGGTATCATTCGGCGTAAAAAACGATCGCTCCGGACACCGCGCCCCCTCTCACGCAGAGAAAAAATTCCCGTTTCAGGGCAGTTAACATGTTAACTGGCTGTCCGGGCATTTTTGCGGTTTTTATCTTTATTATTCAGTTTGTTGCGCGGAAAAAATGTTAACTGGCTTTTTCAGCAAATGTTAACCAGGCAGCAGTTAACATTTGCGGCATGAGACGCCGGGAAAAATGGGCTGAACCATACCCGGCTGAGTGCGTTCTGGACCCGGGAGGAGGCTGTGCTGACAACGCAAAAACGAAAATTTGCGCTGGCGCTCATGTCCGGGAAAAACAAAACAGCGTCAGCCATTGCCGCCGGTTATTCGGCGAAGACAGCCAGGGTTAAAGGCTCGCAGCTGGCAAAAGATCCGGAGGTGCTTGCGTTTATAGCCCGTAAACAGTGCGAGACGGTGGAGGTGGATGAGGTTCCTGTTTACCGGCAGAAAAAATCAGAGCAGGAGGATAAACCCCGTCGCCGTGAGGCGGCTGCAATACCACAGCCGGACGAAACAAATCCGGAGATGCCACCGCCCGTGGTGATATCTCCTGGTATTGAGTATATGGAGGACGGTCTTCCCGATCCGGTGAAAGCGATGGGGCGTCTTCTGGTGGAGAACATTAATACCGACCCCAGGCTGGCGCTGGATGCGGCTTATAAGCTGGCGCAGTTCACGCACCACAAAAAAGGGGATGCCGGTAAAAAATCGGCAAAAGGTGACGCGGCGAAAAAAGCGGCTAACCGTTTTGCGGTGCCACCACCACCCCGACTGGTGGTGAATAATGATAATGAGGGCAACGGATGATACCTGTGTGGAGCACGGCCTGCCCGGACTGGGCAGAGCGCCTGAAAAAGGGGCTGTCGATTATTCCGGCCCCGATTTATCCGGATCAGGCTGCACATGCACTGGCGATTTTTAAACAACTGCGGATTGTGGATGCACCGGGCAGCCGTAACCGGCTCATTTAAAC